CGGCTGGTTCCTGCCTGTTGGCGGCAGCCATCGACTGCTGACTGCGGCGCTGCTGGGTGCGGGCTGCGGCCGCAGCGGCGTTCTGCGCTTTCTTCTGCTGTGCCATCGCATCCTTCTGCGCTTCGTTTCCAGCAATGCCAAGGCCAGCAGCCGTTGCTGCACCTGCAACTGCTGCACCAGCACCAATGATGGCTGCACCAGTTGCGGCGGCAGTCGCCGCAGATGCTCCCGCTGCAAGTCCAAGCGCGGTCACTCCGCTGACAACGAAGTGTCGTTCGCGGCGTGAGGAGAGGTCGTGGATTCGTCGGATGCTGCGGTTGAACATTGGATGACCTTCATAAAAGTGCGTTCGCTCACCTCGTAGCCGAGCCTTTGGAGGATCGACCCTGCCGGACTGCCGGCTTCAAGGACGATGTCGGACATGCAGGCGACTTGCGCCCCTTGTTCTTTCGCCCACCGTTCAAACTCGAGCAGCATGCGGATGCCTTCCGGGCGGTTGCGGAAGTCGGGTTGCATCCACCAGACGTGCTCGAGCGCGATGCGCGAGCTGGGGTTGAACCAGCACGGGACGATGGACGCAGCCATAAACCCGCGAATGCGGCCATCAATCTCTGCCACCCAGACGCGGCCCACCGAAGCAAGCTGGATGATGGCTGCGCGTGCGTCATCGCTATACATGGGCAGCACGTTCGCATACTTCGTGCCTGACATGAACTCCATGCCCATGTCCACAATGGCCTCGATGTCCTGCTCGTTTGCTTGCCTGACCATGACTGTAGACCTCCGTCTAACGGTTACGGGTACTCACCTGTTCATACGGGTCGTAGTCTGTCGGCCGCGTGTCGATGCGCTCGCGCACCTCGCGTGGCAGCATCTTCGATACCGGGTACGCGAACGTCAGGCACAACGCGTCGGCCATGTCCGGGCTTCCGCCGCCCTGGAGTCGCTTCTTGATTTCGTCCTTTGACTCGAGCACGCGCTTGCCGGCAGCGTCGTACCAGTAGATCGGCGTGCTGATTTCCTGCTTGAGCGTGATGTCGTTCGGGATTGATCCGCCCGCCTGTATCCATTCGCGTATGGCCCACCACATCTCGGTGCGCTTGTTGATGAACAGGTTGGCGTAGGTGGCCTTGCCGCCGAACGGCACTTCGGTCACGTCGTATCCGAGCTGACGCAGGCGGTCGATCACGCCCGCGCCGGCCCCGGCGTCGATGAACACGGCGTCCGGGTCGCGGTCCTCGATGACGTTGGCAACGGCCGCCGCCAGCGCCATGTTGTCGATGCCGTGGTGAACAATGGGCTTCTCCATGCGTAGCCCCTGGCGCAGGACAATCACGCTGCGGTCGTCCCCGAACCGGGCCGGGTCTACGCCGACGATGAGCGGCTGGTCGATGATGTCGCCGTCCTGGTACTCGCGCTGCGACGCGTTCTCGGCATCGGAGAGGCTGATGAGCTGGTCGTCGCCGGCCGCGCTGAAGTCGCACAGATACTCGCGTGCGAACGCCGCCTCGGGCATGTCGCGCTCTAGGCGCTTCACTTCGTCGGGCGCGAGCGCGTCAGTGTCGTACACCGTGTACTTCGCCGCATACCAATCCTCGAGGGAACCGCTCGCTGCTCGGTAGTACAGCTCGCTGAACATGTTGATTCCGGCGGGCGTGCCAATGAACAGCGCCCACCCCTGTCGGTCGGAGAGCGCCGGCTGGATGATGGCCTCCCATACCTCGGGCTTGATCTGCGCCACCTCGTCGATGACGCAGCCATCGAGGCGCACACCACGCAGGGCGTCGGGGTTGTCGCCACCGAACAGGCGGATCGTGGCTTTGTTGTGCTTGAACGTGACGGCGAGATCGGCCTCGTTCACGTCCACGGTCCCGGTGCGGATGAACGGGTCAATCCTCTGCTTCAATCGCGCCCAGGCGATGGCCTTGGCCTGTTTCAAGAATGGCGCGACGTATACGAAGAACCCGAGATCCGACGTGCACTTGACTGCCCGGTGGAGCAGCTCCATGAGGGCCAGTTCGGTCTTCCCAGCGCGTCGGTGCAGAGCGAGGACGGTGAACCGACGGCGCTCGAGGTGGCACCGCCGCTGCCAATCCCGTGGCTCGTAGCCGAGGCGGATGGTCTTACGCATCGGGGACGCCCGTGATGACGTTTAGGCTGATGCCACCGCCATGCTCGAGCTGCTGCCTGTCGCCGTACTTCTTGGGGTTCCACTTGGCAAGGAGCTTCAGGCGCGTCTCGACCTGGAGCCTGCGCCACGCAACCTCGGTCTGGTCAAGGGGCTGCGTATCGGCAAGGGTCACACACTGGTCGGCGATCACGTCGTGGCCGTCCTCGCGTGCGCGTGCGATGCGTGCCACAAATTCCTCATCCTTGTCCATCCAGTGGTACACGGTGCGCCACTCCGGGTTCCCTGGCTGCCTGCACCATTCGCGCAGGGGCTTGCCGTTTGACAGCCACGCGACGAGGGCGTCGGCGTGGTGTTCCGGCACGGCCTCAGGCGGCCGGCCTATCTTTCGCTTGACGAGGGCGTTTCCAGTCGGCGGGGAGACAGGCGCGACGCTGGTATCGGCAGATCTTGCTGACGGTGGTCCAGCGGAGTCCGAGGTGTTTGGCGATGCGACGATATCCCCAGCGGTGTTCTTCGTGGAGTTCGCGGATCTCTTGGACGATGGCCTCTGGGATCGTGGCATTGTGGTGTGTTTCCCCCACGCGGCGGCCGTTCTCGCCGTAGGCCGCGAGCTTTCTCACTTGCGCTTCTTGCCCTTTGCCTTCACGTCTGCGCGGTTGAACTTCTTTGCGACTGACATGGGGATGCCGACTTTTTTTGCAAATGCCGCCGAATGCGCAGCAGCCGCCATAGTTCTACGCTGCTTGGGAGTCTTGCTAGGCATTGATTCTCCTGTTTAGTTCCTTGAGCCAATTGCAATTCTTGCAGAGCAACTGGAACCGTTCTGGGTTGGCTTTCACCAAAAACACAATGTTTCGCTTCGGATCTTTATGTCCGTCGTTTTGAATGTGGTCGAAATCAAGCACATCCGAGTTGTCAATCATGCAGTGAGCGCACTTGCCGCCAAAATTGGCAATTAATTCCAGCCTTGCTTTCCTGCGCCAATTGCGGCAATATGCGTCTCGGATGTTCTTGGTGCGCTTGTAATACTGCCGCTGATATTCGGGCTTACACATCTTCTTTTTCGGCATGAAGTGAATCAATGACACGCCTTCAATGTGTGCTCTTGAATACACCGCTGCCTTAGTTCGCCCAAGTTTCTGTGCAACTTCATCAACTGACTTTGATTCTGCAACAGCCGCTGCTAGTACGCCTGAAGTCCACGGCTGCCTAGCCTTGCTTGGCATTACGTGGCTTCCTTGGGGGAGAGGGTGATCCGTAGTCCTGCTGCATCTGCAAGCGTGATAGCGGAATCGAAGGTGGCGGTGCGCTTCCCGATGACGGGCGCGGTGGACAGCAAGCACATCACGGTATGCGCTCGGAGCTTGCCCTGCTGCTCGAGGTCGCGTGCGACCTGGCTGCGGGTTCGGCCCTGTGCGACAACAGCCGTTGTAACGGCTGCCTTGAAATCGTCATACGAACTGATATCCATTTCCCAAAGTATATCAGGGTTTGCACAGAGGCTCGCCGAAATCTTCGGAGGTTGCCGCCCAGATGAGACGCGGCGTGCCTGGGCCGAGTTCGTTGGTTTCGATGTTGTCGGTGACGAAGGTGCGTGCTTCGCCGATGGACATTTCGTGCTCGTCGCGCAGGCGTGCCGCGATCATGTCTGCGGAGTATACGGCGACGGGTATTCCTGACCGTTCGGTGGACTTTGGGTACATGACTCCGAGGAGACAATCGTCCAGGTTGGCGAGCAGAATGGGGTTTCGTCGCCGTCGCATGTCGGCAGTTTACCGTGCCGTGCTACGTTCTCTGCGGGTTCTTGCGGCAGTATTCAATGGCGACCGCTAGCACGCGGTGCGTGTCGGGGCTGATGCCGAGGCGTTCCTTCGCCGCATCAATCTCCGCAGCGGTTGCGGTCTTGAGCACTTCCTTCGCCCAGGCGTCCCAATCCGCGTACTCCTGCGCGGTCGGGCCTTGCACGGCGCTGGCGTTCCTGCGCGTGATTTCTACCTCCGAGCGGCCGGCGATTTCCGCCGCCGCTGGCGTGATAGCGCAGTACGCCTTGTGGATGGCCGAGATGTCCGGCTTGCTGTTACGAACGAGCTTGTGCTGCTCGATGCAGTCGCGCAATTTGTCCTGGTGCAGCGATCCCCACTTGCGGTTCAAGATCGAAGCCTCCTCCGGGGAAGGCGCCCACCGCGGCCAAAGCTTGCCCATCAGGATCTTGTTGTCGTTCCAAGTAATCGTTTCCATGTTGGTCTCCTTGTCACCACTGCGGCTGGTTCATGTCCCGGTTCTGATCACGAAGTCTCTTTCCCCTCCGCCCCCCTTTTGAAAGGGGGGCTTTAGGGGGATTGGTATCTGTGGTTGTGGTTGTAGTTGTGGTTGCTATCGTTTCGCCATTGGCGTTGCCATTGGCCCCGCCATTAGCGTTGCCATTGGCCACCCCATTCCTAGCGTTCCAGCGGGCATCGGCGCCACGCCGGCCGTTCTCGGAGGCGGTCGCGTGCTTCTCCTCGACGCGTGCGCGTTCACGCTCCATGCGCGGATTGGATAGGGTGGCCATTGGCCCCGCCATTGGCGTTGCCATCCGTGTGAACCGCTGGCGAATGACCGCCCAGTCGTTCTCTGACAGGTTGCAGCGAGTCAAGGTCGCGCACGCTTCCCGGTCATCGGGGATGCCGTGATTCGTCCAGGCGTACATCAGCAATTGCGTGTATGCCCATCCCTGAACCGCCGTCATCGTGGCCGTGCTGACCAAGAAGTCGGTGGGGTACATCGGAAACCAAGGTGTAGCCATTCCATGCTCCAAACTCCGCAGGCGAGGCGGGGAGCGGCTGCAAGCTAACCCGCCCCGCCCACGGATGTCGAAATGTCGAGCAGTTGCAGCCGCTCTCGCCACCCACGACGGGTTGCGTTGGAACGGAGTATACACTATCATGCCGTCGTCGGGCGATGGTTTTTGCGATAGTCTGCGCGTGCAGCCTATGCCCGACAATTTAACCCCCG